GAACTCAGCACCCGGTGGGCTGGGGGAGCCGCCGCCCTTCAGCGCGCCGTGGGCAAGCGCGTCTCCCTCTTCCAGCGATCCATGAAGCAGTGGGCTGCGGGCAAGGTGCATCTTGTCGCCAAGAAATACCCCGACCTGATCCAGGTGTCTTGACACTAGAGATTTTGCAATATGGCCTTCGGCTCCATCTGGAAATTCGGCGCGGATAACAGCGAATACAAAAAGGCTGTCCGCGAGATGCCGTCCGAGATGGACAAGGCGGCGGCGCAGATCGAAAGCCGCACGGCGCAAATGGGGTCGCGCATGTCCACCGCCATGCGGGAGTTTTCTGGCATCTTGGCGGGCGGCATGGCCCTAGCTGGGCTCAAGTCGTTGATGGACGGCTTCGACAAGGTTTCCAAAACCGCAACCCGCTTTGGCGCCAGCGCCGAAGAGGTGCAGCGGGTTGGGGTGGCCGCTGAATTGGCTGGGACCAGCATCGACACCGTGGCGCGTGTCTTGACCAAACTGAGTGTAGCTGCCAGCGATGCTACGAACGGCAACGCAGCAATGGCTAAATCATTTGAAACTGCGGGAATCAACGCTGAAAAGTTCAAAAACTCCGGGTTTGATCAACAACTAATTCAGCTTTCCGAAGCGTTCAATCGCGCAAGGGGCAATGCCGACGCAACAAACGAACTCATCGAGCGCATGGGGACCCGCTCGGCGAGCCAGATGATTCCGCTCATCGACAACACGGCGCAGCTTCGGCAGGAGATGGAGGGGGTATCGGTGGCCTCGGACGATGTAGTCCGTAAAATTGAAGCGGCAAATGATCGACTTACTCGTTTGGGCAACGACGGAAAGGTTGCCTTTGCCACGCTGTTGGAGGGCATCGTCAACACTAGTGAGCGCCTTGGAAGCCTGCTAAACGACCTCGGCAACATCGCAAAACTAAGCGCGGCGGCGACGTTGGCTTTGACTGGAAACATTAAGCCGCTCTGGGAACTTCTGCAAACGGGCAAAACCATTGCCGAAATGGAACAAATCGAAGCCCGCGCCACCGCCATTGCCCAACTTACCCGCGAAGGCGCCTTCGGCCTAGACGCCGTTCGCAACGCAGAGCTTATCGCCGATCGGACCAAGCAAGTGCTGGAAAACGTGCGCGGCACCAAGGCGCAACTTGATTTGTCCGAGGACACCACAGCCGAACTGGTGCGCCTAGAAAGCGACAAGGCCGACCAGATCGACCGCCAAAACGCGGCAATGGAGCGCCAAGAGCAGCAGCGCCAAGACGCCATCCGCGCAATGGAAGCCGAGATAGCGCTGATGGAGGCTAAACTGGCCGGCAACAAAGAGCTTGAAGAATCCCTGCGCCAGCAAGCCGACTTCCAGGCCGCTCTGCAAAAGACGGGCAGCTTTGAAACTGCCGCCAATTTTTCCGCCACTAAAGCCGCAGAACGCGCGCAAAACTCCAGCCAGCGCATCGCCAACGAAGAAGCCAACGCCCGCGCACTTTACGGTCCGCGCGGTGGCGGCACAACCGCGCCACCGACCGAAGGTATGCGCGCGGCCATGCTGCGCGGCGAAAGTCGCGGCAACCGCGCGAGGCAGCGCGGCAATGAATTAGCTGAAGCGGGAATGTATCGCAGCGCCGTGCAAGCCTTTGACCGGGCTGACAGAACCGCTGACCGCATTGCAGAAAAGCAACGTGTGCGGGATTTTTATGGCTCCGAGTTTGGAGCGGGCAACGCGGGCGAGGCTTTTGGTCAGTTTCGTGATATGTTTGGCGGTCTAAATAGCAAGAGCTTAATTGAAAAAGGCCTTAAAGAGGCGGGCCTCAAATACGACCCGACCCGCGACGAGCAGGCAAACTTTGATCGCTTGGCGCGCGAGCAATCCAAAACCCCGGAAGAACGCGCCCGCGAAGAAGAAGAGATGCGTCAAAAAAACGCTCCGCGCGGCGGCGGAGGCGGCGAGCAAGGCATAATAAACCAAATTCATTCTCTTCTGCAAAAGCATATGCCGTCGATTGACGAAAAGCTGCCGCAACACGCCCTTGCCTAAACCATGCCCGCCACGATCATAGGAAACAACGAATGGAACCAGCGCGGCCTTGTGCTCACCGCGCAGGACGCGCAGGAGCAGGTCAACGGCCTCGTCAACGTGCAAGCAACCTATGTCGGCCCCTCCAGCAAGCACGACATCATCTCGCGCAGCTTTTACCAAGACGCGCCCCCGCCGATCTGGCCCAATGTCGTAAATCGCAGCGAGCTTGTGACCAACCGCCTTTACATGGAGTCCCGCACTGTGACGCGGGCAAATGGACTGACCACGGTGCAGGCCACCTACGTCGGCGGGTTGCAGCGCGCCGAGTTCAACGGGTATTTTTTGCGAACAACAAAAGAGACGGGCGGATTTGGAAAAGCCGTGCCCGAGGGCAGCGTTGTGCAGTCTATCAGCGGCGGTTACTACATCGTCATCGGCGCGTCGCCGACAGGCGGCACTTTCGCCTACAATTTTCGCGGCTCATTCATCAAGCATACTTTGGAGTATATCGAAATCGGCCAAGCGTATTCCCTTAAGGAGCCATCACTTACTTTCAAAGACATGTTTGCGCCGGAAAGCGCCACCACCATAGTCAGCCCCATTGCCGAAGCGCCGGACCCGAACGTTATTTTTAGTTTTCACAGTATCACTTTTCGCGGGCGGTTGGTTAAGAACGGCAGCTATTTGCCGCCCAAATTCATCGACAGGCCCAACTACTTAACGCCAACGGTCAAAGTTGTGGAGCGGGAATATTATTTCTAAGTCATGGCCCTGCCCGAATTGCATAACTTTGAACGGCTGGCAAAAAACAAGCCAGCCAAAGGCAGCAAAGATTACCCGGTAACGATCAAGGGCAAGGACTTGGACGAGAATTGGAAGATGACCACCTTGCTTGAGGGCGAGGGCGATCCGCCGCTTTATACGGTTGAATACACCAAAGAAGGCACCCGCATCACCCGTATCTTGCCCGAGCCGCCCGCCAGCGGCACGCATGTTCTCGGGGCCATCGACGGCACGATTCAATGGATTGCAACCGAAGGTTGTGAGTAATGGCAAATGGCTACGGTCAAAACCACTGTTGACGAGGACGGCGAGCGGCGCGTTATCACCAAGCTAAACGAAGACGGCGAGCGCCGTGTTAGCTGTTCTTGCTGCGGCGAGGATTTAACCTGCTGCGTATTCCCGGCCTCATGTGGCATCGCCCCGGCGCAAATCGAGTTCTACGGCGAAACTCTCACCGGCAACGGCACGACCTTCGGCGACACCACCAACGGCGTTATTCTGGAAAGCGGCGCGTGGGCCGTTTATCGCAACGGCGTGCGCTCAGAGCGGGATTGTTTAGGGCTGGCGCTTCCGGGGTTTACGACAAATGTCGCGGCGGTTTTGGCGACGAGCTATTCGCTTTCGTTTGAGCTTCTAAATCCCCCCGCCGATCCCGAAGTCTATACGGCCACCCTGTCTTACTTCGGGGCTATTTTGGCAGCGACAAACCCAAGTCTTTCCGCAGCCGTAAATCAATGCGGGTGGGCTGGGACAGACGACCAGCTTAACCAAGACTTTGGCGAGGGTTTTGCGTTATTTTTCAACCCGTCAAATTGTAGGTGGGAGCTTGCCGATGGACCGCTGGGATTCCTTTACGCGCACGGCTTAAATTTAGCAGGAGCCTACACAAGCGTGGTGGCAAACTTGGACAATTTCGTCATCTCGTGAACTGTCCGCACGCGACACAGCTTAACCGCGACACGAACGCTTGCGCCCTTGGCCTTTACGGCGGGCGGCCATCCACAGGCGTCTGCTACAGGTGCATCCATTCCGGTGAAAACAACGCGGACTTTGCCCGCGCCCTTTTCGCCCGCGCCGACAACACCCACCCGGCGAACCGCCCGCGACTGTCTGGGTGCTGTGACCGAGCAGACCAAGCGTAACAGCCGCCGCTTTGACACCTGCCGTCCCGCAGGATGCAGGCCCGCAAACTCTATCTCGACACTTCCAGCCGCGCCTTTGTCGCCGAGCCGACGAGCACGCTCCCGGCCAGCGGGCTCAATGTGTTCGAGGAGGACGTTGAGGACATTCAGCTTTATTTCTTGGAGCCCACGGGCGACTTCTCCGCGCCGTATCGATACCTCAATTACTCTACCCTGACCGCGACTTTCGCGCTGGGCTCCGGATCTGTCGCGGCAACCGTTACGAGCTTCTCGGCCATCTCGACCTCCGTGACGATCACCGCCTCGGTGTCCATCACGGGCGGTTCGGGCATCACCGAAGTGCAGCGCGTCCAAATTTCGCCCGCTCCTGCCACGGGGTATTACTCGCTCCAGCTTCCGACTCGCAACGTCACGGTGTCCTCGGTCGCGGCGTCGATTTTCACCGCGCCTTACCACGCCATTCTTGACGGCCAGTCCGTTACGCTCACCGGATTTTCCACCCCATCCGGCTTTTCCAACGGATCGGTTTACTTTGTCCGCGACCGCACCCGCGACGGGTTTAAGATCGCCAACACGGCGGGCGGCACGGCCATCACGGCTTCCGTGGCCTCGGCTGGCGGGACGGCGGTGGTCCCGACTTACACAACGGCGCCGCTCGCAGCGGGCACGACTCCAATCGAAATTTCTGCCGCGCTGGCATCCGCAGCCGGATCAGGAACGCAAGAAATCGCCGCTGTCGGAACCGCGAGCGATTACCTACTCACCTATGGAGGCGCTTACGCGGGGGCCGACATGACCACCGTTGCCATCACGGCCTCGACTTTGGCGGGTGCGCCAGGGCTTGCCGGGAGACTCAACCTCGACACGGTGGAAATTGCGGCCCTCGCCGCAGCAGGAACCAACGAAGTCACGATGGAAGTGCAGGTCAGTAACGGCACGCTACGAAACACTTTCCAAGGCACCGCGACCCTCGGCGACGATTTGATTAACGCCGCCGGAACCCCGTCCAGCGTGGCGGGCACGAGCTTCACGCTCAAATCGCCAGACGCCTCGGTGTGGGCGGTGTCGATTGATGACAGCGGCTCTTTGACGGCCACCAAGCAATAACCATGAAAACCCTTTTCGCCATCCTCCTCGCCACCCTCTGCGCGGCCACCAGCTACGGGCAGACGATGAAAACGCTGTCGTATAACACGACCAATGGGCAAATCGTTGCCGCGACCAATGTGGTGTGGACTAATGCCTTCAGCTTTTCGACCAACACGGTAGCCGCGCAGGTGCGGACGAATTTGTCTCTCGGCTCCACTTGGCTCACTAACACCAACGTCACGAATTTCCGCACGGAGATTGGATTGGGGCTCCCCGCCCTGACCAACACCAGCAACGTCACCACGATGCGGGCGCTGGCGGGCAGCACGAACACCAATGAGCCTCACAGCGGCACCATCAATGTTTTCGATGTAAATGAGCAAGAGGTTCAGCTCACAATTTCTAATGGGATTATTGTTAGCGTTTCCTATCCATGAGTTTCCACGACCCCATCGACTTTCTTTCTCGTCCCTTCGTCGGCGTGACCACCTCGCTCGGCTCGGTCATCGTCTCGCTTTTGCCGCACCTTGAAACGGGGATGCGCCTGTCCGCCTTGGCACTCGGTTTGTTTGTCGCGGCGATGTCCGCACGCAAAGTCTGGAAGGATCGCAACCAATGAGCGAACTTTACGGCAAATGCCCCGCGCAAGTTGATCTCTGCCTTCCCCAAGGCCAAACGTGGGACACGACGATTGAATGGTCCGCAGACGGCGACCCGGTGGATCTTAGCGGCTGGTCCGCTCGGATGATGCTCCGCACCACATCAGAGGCCGCATCGCCCACCGTATCGCTTTCTACCGCGACCAATACCCTGACCGCCGCCAGCAATGGCGTGATCGGCTTGTCCTATTCGGCCATCTCGTCTGCCACGATCACCGCCGCGACCTACCTTTACGACTTGGAAGTCGTGAACCCATCCGGGGCCGTCCGCCGCCTTATGGAAGGCCGCGCCGTTGTAAGCCGCGAAATCACCCGCTAATCACATGGCCGAGACGATCACCATACGCACAGGCGCGGCGACCGATGTCATCAAAGTCATCGAGGCGGGACCGCAGGGACCAGCGGGGCCAGCAGGCACCGGGCTGGAAACGCTGACCACACAAGGCGACTTGCTCTATCGCGGGGCGGCCGCGGGGCAGCGCCTCCCCATCGGCACCGCAGGACAAATTCTAAAAGTCAACGCAGGCGCAACCGCACCCGAATGGGGCGCGGCCCCGGCGAGCGGTGTGTCCAGCGTGAACGAGCAAACGGGCGCGGTCACCATAACCGCCGCATCAATCGACGCCGCCAACGCCAACCACGATCATCAGCCGTCTGATGTATTTGCCGACGCGGCTTTTGTCACCCAAAGCGGCGGCAGCGGCACTCATGGCGGGATTTACATTAGGAACGGCAGCGACAATAGCCGTGCCGTGTATGAGAACACCTCCACGCGGAGCTATATCTGGTGGGACAGCGACTTGTCTAAATGGTTTTTAACCAACAAAGCAGATGTTAATCTTTTTGAAAAGAGCAGCAGCGCAAGCTTTCCTTGGCAGGCAACAGGACAGTGGAGCGCCGTAAGTCCTCAGGCGGGCAGCGTCGAGGTCGATCAAGCCAATTTGTTTGATGTTTCGGACGCTGCTGCTTCAAATATTATTGAGCTAAAAACGGCAAAAACAGGCAACGCAAGCAGCACGCAAGTCGTCCTCGGCAACGACAGCCGCCTTTCCGACAGCCGCACCCCCACGGCACACACCCACGAACTCTCTTCACTTTCCTCCACGGGCGCGGGGACCGATGACATCTTAGCAAGCGATGGCGATGGCACGGCATCGTGGCGCAACCTTTCGACTTTTATTGGCGAAAATGTTGGTCCCGCAGACATTGGCGCAGCGCAAGCATCCCACACCCACGGCAACATCACGAACGCGGGAGCCATCGGCACCACCGCCAACCTCCCGCTCAAAACAGGCACAAACGGCGTAGTCGAGGCGGGTTCTTTTTCTAACACGGCAGGGAGCTTTTGCGAGGGGAACGATGCGCGGCTTTCGGATGACCGCGACCCGAATCTTCACGCCGCAAGTCACCTCCCCGATGGCGCGGATGAGATTTTTGATCAGTCGTTGAACACAGATTCTTCGGTTACGTTTGAAGGAATAAACGCACAATATTTCAATGCTTCCTCTCAAATCTCCGTCACGTCAGAATCTGACGAAATTTCCATAAATGGCGACAACATAAACTTTACATCAACTGCCGCCGCAAACACCCGCACCAACCTCGGCGCAGCCGCCTCTGGCTCCATCACCACCAGCGGCCTAACCCAAGCCACCGCCCGCATCCTCGGAAGAACGACTGCGAGCGCAGGGGCAGTCGAGGAGATAACAGTCGGCTCGGGCCTTTCGCTCTCGGCGGGGGAGTTGTCTTCGACCGTCAGCGCGGGCATCCCTGCAACCCTCCTCGACGCCAAAGGCGACCTCATCGTTGCCTCGGCAGCAGACACCGTGGCGCGACTCCCTGTGGGCGGCACGAACGGCCATGTGCTTACAGTCGATTCGGCTGAGACTTTGGGAGTGAAGTGGGCGGCGGCGAGTGGTGGCGTCACCGCAGTCGGCGCATCCACCGCCGATGTCTTGAGCGTGTCGGGGTCTGATCTGGTGGCCGATGACCCGAACGCTGACCGCATTGTTTTCTGGGATGATTCGGAATCAAAATTGCGGTATCTGGAGGCGGGGTCGGGGCTGTCGATTTCGGGCACTACCTTGACGGCTACGGCCACTGGCACTATCGGCGGCGGCACAGGCGCGATCGACAATTCTATTTTGCGGAGTGACGGCACGGGGGGCAGCACGTTGCAGAATTCGGCGCTGGTCATTGATGACGCCACAACCTCGACGCAGGCCAATGTCGCGCTTCGCAACAATCACAGCGAAACGAACTCGGCGCTTGTCTTAGCGCCAAAGGGCAACGGCGCATTTTATCTCGGCGCAAGTGCCACGGGAACAACCGCTGGCGGAAATTCTCGCGGCCAGTATGCCGTGGACTTGCAATGGTCGCCCCGTTTTGCGGCGACGAACGTGGCCAGCGGCAACCGTTCGATCATTCTCAATGGCGAAAACAACACAACATCTGGCAACGATGCGATAAGCGGCGGAAACTCAAATGTGGCAAGCGGAGTGGCGTCTGTCGCGTTAGGCTTCAATGCCACGGCAAGCGGAAACTATTCGTTTGCTATGGGACAACGCCCAACGGCCAGCGGGGCGAACGGCACAGTGGCCCTCGGTGCAAATACAAACGCCACCATCAACGGACAATTTGCTTTTTCATCGGGCCGACCTTCAGCAAGCGGAATTTCGCAGTTCACCGTCTTCACGCTTTACGGCAACACCACGACTAACAGCGCGGTTGAGTTATTTGCAGGCGCAGATCAAGGCGGGGCCGTTCGTTTTTCTATACCCAGCGGCCATGTGATGACGGGGCTGGTGCATATCGTCGGCTCAAAATCGGACGGCGCGGCAGTCGCCAGCTATATGCGCCAAGTGACAATCAAAAATGTCGGCGGGACAACTTCTCTGGTCGGCACGGTCAACTTAGTCGGCACAGACGAAGCGGCGGGCACTTCTATTTCCATCACGGCCAACGATACCAACGATGCGCTGAAGGTCGAATGCACGGGGGTCGCCTCGGAAACATGGCGGTGGATCGCGCTCTGCCAATTTGCCCAACGCACCTATGCAAACTGATCCCAACCCGAAAACAGTCGGCCTTGTCCCGTCACAGCAACTCGTCTCGCTTCTCACCGATGACCAAGGCAACTACCGCGATGTGCCAGAGATCGACGGCGTTCAGCAGACGGTAGTGCCGCTCATAAAAATATCAAAGCCCGCAACAGGGTCATGGGAGCCCAATGTGGTCTGGTTTGAAGATCGCGTCGAGCGGCAGTGGGTGGAGGGAACGCCTGCGCCTGTGCCGACGATCACCGCCGAACAGGCTGTCAGCCAATACTTCTCGCCTTACCAGACGCTTGCCCTCCAGCGTTTTGAAATGGCCCTGCTTCAAGCAGGCAAACCCCTCGGCGTGAAGATGACCGCGTGCAAGGCGTGGCTTGAAGGCGTGATGCTTGGCTGGGCGCTCAATCCTGTCGCTGCGCCAGCGGCCAGCTTTGGAAGTCCTGCGGCGAGCTTTGAGGAAGCGAGCGCGGAGGCTGTTGCTGACTTAGCCGGGTAGGCTTTGACACCCCGCTTCGGGGCATGAACCTCGTATCGACCGCGCTGGGTAAACTGAAAGAAAAAAGCACCTGGGCCGGGCTGGCTACGCTTGCCGCCGCCGCAGGCTGGAAGCTCTCGCCAGAGGAATGGAGTTCCGTGGCGGCTCTCGTCATCGCGGCCATCGGCGTCTGGGAAGTGTTTCGCAAAGACTAATGCGCCATATCGCCGCAGCAATGATGCTTTGCTGCGCGGGCTGCGCCTCAATGCCGCAGATGAGCGGCACTGGCCTGCCGCTCGGCAAAAGCGGCTGGCAGTTCACGGGCGGGGCTGACTTCGACAAGCAAGTCTGGTTCGTGACTTTTTGGAAGCCGTGGGGCGCGGCTGAGACGCAAGCTGCTATCGACGCCGACAAGATCGTCCTGCCGGAATGAAGCGCGAGCCGCGTTATCCCGTGACGATCAACGGCGAAGCATTGCGCGCGATCTTCACCAAGCCAAAGCGGGCTGACACGCGGCCCTTGCTCACACGCTTGCTCACTTCGCTTCAGCCTGTCGTCCGCTTCGGTCGCCGGGGACTGTCGTTCATCGGGGTGCGGGGGCGGGTGGAATTTTAACAAGCAGATGAAAGCAATTACAGCATGGTTCAAGAACTCATTCGTGGAATTTCTCAATGGCCTGCAGACGATAGGCGATCAATCGCCCTTGCCCTTGTCCGCCGACTTAGCGCCACCGACTTGTCCGAAGTGCTCGTCGCCGTTACCGACCGACTCCAAAGCGAAGCCGCCAAGCGCCGGAAAAAATCTCACGGGCGCAAAGGCTGATTTTCAAAAGCTGCTCGATGAGGCGGGCGTGCGCTACTTCACCGCTAACGAAGTGTTTTATCGGGGCGCGCGGGATGCCAAGCTGCAACTCAACAGCGACCCGCCGCGCAGCCTGTGGCCGTCCTTGTTGGCTGTGACGAAGGTTGCCGATGAGGCGCGGCACAGGCTAGGCAAGGGGCTGCGGATCAACTCGGCCTACCGCAACGCGGCCTACAACCGCGCCATCGGCGGAGCCAGCGCCAGCATCCACATGAGGGGCGGGGCGCTTGATCTCTCTGGCTCGCCCGCCACGTTGCACCGCATCCTCAAAGAAATGCGCGCAGAAGGGCTATTCCGTGGCGGCATTGGCCGCTACAAGACCTTTTGCCATGTGGACGTTCGCGGAAAGAACGCAGATTGGCAGGGCTAACAACATGAAAGGAGGAACACCATGCGAAGCAATGACCTTGGCTTTGTCTATCCGCCAGTTGGCGGCGGCATCGGCTACGTCGAGCGCATCAGTCCGAATCGCCGTGCGCGGCGGTTCAGCCTGCGGCGTTTTGTGAGACGTTTGGCTATGCCCCGCCCCAAACGCATACAATCTGCGCGGTAGTTCAAGCGTGCTTGCGCCTGCGGCAACGTGTCGATGGCATCGACAGGTTCGCGGGACGTGTCGAAAAAGTTCCCGCACGGGTATAGCGCCCAAGCGGCTATACAGGCGAGGGGTATAAAGCGGGGGCGTTGGTGGCGGTGGCGGGGCTCGACACCCGCTCTTGTTACATATTCGTGTATTTTGTAACGCTCCATTGTCTGGTCGCGTTTCCTTCAACGCCGCACCGCCAAAGCATCATAGCACCTTACGCAAATACACCGAAGACGCCCCGCCCCACTTTGTCGCGGGTCGATAGAACCGATACCCGCAAGCGACGAGGCTATTGATCGACGGGCAATTCCAATGCGCCACGTAAGTCACAAGCTCGCTCAATCCGAAAGACCGTGCCGCCGATTCCCGCGCCCGGATGAGTCGTCGCTGTAACCCTTGGCCGCGATGCTTGCGGATAACGCCAGCCCGCGACAGGAAGCCAAGTCCTTTGTTCTGCGCGCCCTCGCAGACGCGCAGTCCCGCGTAGCCGACAGGCTCCTTGCCGCGCCAGACGACCCACCAGAGGGAGTTTTCCAGCACGGGCCGGTGGTCGGAGGGAAAGCACTCTTGGTCGAGCGGCAGCACGGCCACAGGTGTCAGCTCGCGGCGGATTGTGTAGCGCATGACTATTTGAGGCGGTAATGCGGCACGGGCCGCGTGACTTGGCCCGAAGTGATGCGGAAACTCTGCTTCTCGGCGCGACCAGCCAGCACGGCTAGGCAAAGAACGTGACCCATCCGCGACTCACTTTTGCCAAGCATTTTGGCGAGCCGGCGGCTAGTGAACCAGCCCGGCGGGACGGTATCGGCAACAATCGGGGTGGCGAGGGCGGCGCACCATGCGGCGAGGTCAGGGTCGGGGCTGGCAGGGCGCTTGCTCATAGGGGCAGGCGGTAATGGGGGGAAAGGGTGACGAGATTGATTGTGCAAGCCGTGTCGCAGTATTCGCCGTAAGCAAAGCCGTGCCGCCATGCCAGGGTTTGCCGCCGTCCTGCGGCATACTCCATATCGAGTCGAGCCAGGCATCCGATGTTGTAGCCGATGGCGTCGGCATGGGTGCGGGCGGGCTCCATCGCCACCCGGTGCGTGTGGCCGAAGACACAATGCGCGCCGATGGTTTCCGCCGTGTCGCGGGCCGCGCTGACGTTGAACAAAGCGCCATGCAAGAAGGCCGTGCCGCCCAGATACCGCACCGAGTCGCGGGCCATGCCGCGATAGGGGATGATCTCGGTTTTGTATTTGGCGAGGTTGTCGTGAATCTTCGCCATGACCGCGCTCGCCGCATAGGCCACGACTTGATTGGCGCTATGGGCAAGAGAGACGGCGCGGGCCTCGTGGTTGCCGTGGAAATACATGGTGGGCCGCATCTCGTGGAGGAACGAGAGCCCGGCAAGCAGATCGTCCATAAGGGACTCAGCGCGGTCGGGGTCATCGGGGTCGCGTCGAGCGCCAGCGCGGAGGCAGGCGAGGTCAATGGCATCGCCCAGGTGGATGCGTTGGTGCGGGTTGTAGCGGTCGAGGAAAGTCAGGAACGCTTCGCGGGCCTTCGGGTCGATGTCTGAACCGTGGGAGCAAGTTGCCGCCGCATACCGTTTCCACTTTCGTGTGATGTTCGCCACGCATGGGCGAACGGGGTGTCAAAACGCTATGACAGCTAAACAGCCCACCAAGCCTTCCAGTCAGCGAGGGCGGCGGGCACGGCATATACCTTTTGAACCATGCGAGCGTCGGTGTGTCCCATCTGGTAGGCCGTCAGTCCTGCATTCTTGGCGCGGCCCAAGTGATAAGTGGCAAAGCTGTGCCGTAGGCAGTTGTCGGGCCATTCGGCCAGCAGAGGCGCACAGGCGCGGCGGCGGTGCGTGTGCAGGGTTTCGGAGGCCACGGGGATAATCTTGCCCGATTGCTTGGCAAGCCACGCTTTGCGCCGTTTCAGCGGCTCGGTGAAATCCACAATGCGCTGATCGAATCCGCCGCTGTCTTTCATCACGCCGGGCGGGACGTGGATCTGGCCCGTTTTAGTATTTACGTTTGCCCAATCCATCCGCTCAACCTCCTCAGTTCGCAGCCCGGCAAAGCCGCCAAGGAGCAGCAACGCGCGCACATGGTCGGGCAAGTCCAAGGCCAGCAGCGCCTTCATCTGGGCAGGGGTGAGGATGTCGCGGCGAGGCTTGGTCTTGGGCGCGGGAACCGCCGTCATGGGATCGTGCGGGATTAGGCGATTGGCCGCGAGATAACGGAAAAACATCCTCGCGTAGCGGAAATACATGGCCTGTGTGTTGCCATTGGCAGAGCGACCCTTGACCCACTTCCGCAGGGCCACGGCCTCGATGTCGCCCACGGGTCCGCTGAACGACTTGCCAAACGCTCGTTCAAAAATGCCGAGCTTTTCCTCGTGGCTGGCCGACTCTGGATCGGCCTCGTTCACAAACATCCGCAGGGCACCTTTGACCGTCAGGCCATCCGGGTTGCGTAGGGATTGCGTCCCTTTCTCGGTCACGCGGGCGGTGAGCTTTGCGCCTTCCGCCCACGCCAATTCCTCGCTGGGGAAAAAGTGCCGCACCCTCTGACCGTGGGCAAAAAAATCGCATAGCCACGGGTTAGTTTTGTTCCAATCGGCCCGGCGCACTCGGAATCTTACGGGGTTAATGTTGCTCCTCATTGCCAAGATTGCCAAAAACCTACGCTCCATTGCCAACATTAGCAAACGAAAAGCCGCGACAAGTAAAGACACTGGAGCGGCGTAAGTGTCTGAGCTTGTGCCGCTTTTACAGAGAAAAGTGGCGGAAGGGGTGGGATTCGAACCCACGGTTGGTTTAACCCAACGCTCGATTTCGAGGGGAGCGGCCGCCGCTAATGGTCAATGGGTTACAAAAGCACTGCCAACAACTGCCAAGCACAGCGGTATCATACTCCGTAACATTGGCAAGTGTTGGCATTGTGTGCGAGTGTGTCGCGTGCCCAATCAGCGCGCGTCATTTATGAAGAGAACCACCATCACCGTGGATCAGTCTCTCTACGCGTGGGCGATGGCCGAAGCCAAGCGCAGGGGAATTAATGACTTCAGCACGTTCGTCCGCACGCTGATTGCCGCCGAAAAAAGAAACAAGAGCCATGAAAAAGACCGTTGAAATCTCGCCGCAGGCCGTTGCTGAACTCGATGCCGCTCGCGGCGGCGTTTCTCGCAGCAAATATGTGGACGCGCTCTTAAAAAAGTATCAAGGTGTCACACTTCCTCACACGCAGGGTGCCGACTGCCCCAAACGTCGGAAAAAACCAAAACCCTAGGACAATGAATGTCCGACCCCTCAGGAGAAACTTGGCCGATGAAAGAAGAACTGGCTATCGCGTGCATACTCCACGTTGCTCAACAAGAGCAGCTTACACCGGAAAATGTGTTATGGGCACTTGTCCCCATGGCAAACCGTCATATAGTGTCTGACACTTCGCAGCATGAAGAAGCAACAGAAACCGCGAGACAGAGCAGCCAACCGGATACGGAAGACCATCCCGTTTCCCGATGCGCTGGCTGACGAGATCCAGGCCATCGCTGACGAGAAATACAAAGGCGACTTCACCCGCGCAGTGCTTGAAGAGATGGCGCGGCGATTCCCTACGGCGCGAGAGTTTTTGCGGACGAACACCACGTCCAAATTCTCGACCAAAAAATAATTTATTTTTTTCCTTGAGCCGTCTGACGGCTGGTGGTAGAAACACCACCCAGATGCAAGGAGTGACCCGCAAAACCATCTCGTTTCCCTCGCAGCTTGCGAAGGAGATTGCGGCTTTGGCCGCAGACGAGCACCGCGATTTTAGCAAGCAAGTCGTTGCAATTTGTGAGGCTCTTTTTTTTGACCCAAGCCGTCAGACGGCTCGCAGCAAGAAGGACAAAAAATGAGCACGACCGATTTCATCATCCGCCCAGAGCAGGCCGCAGAGATGACCGGATATTCGGTCTACATGATCCGGCGTTTCGCGCATCGCGGCGAGTTTGCCGCGTGTATGCCGCGCGGACGCAAGGGCGGATGGGAAATCGTCAAACCATCTTTTGAGGCGTGGTGGAGCAGTAAGCGGGCCTCTTCATCGAACAGAAAATAAACACACACAATGGACTACCTCACCATCATCCTCGTAACCGCCGCCGCGCTGGGCTTCATCGGCCTTGTCTGGCTTGCGGGCTACGAGATTGGACACACCAGCGGACTTGATGCCGAGCGGGCTTTAGCCAATCGCCGCATCAACGGCTTGCTGGAAGACATCAACAACCGCCGCCCCCAATCGGCCAAGAACCGCCGCAAGGCAGCACGAAAGGCGGTGCGGGCGTGAGCATCGACCCGCGCTTTCGCTACTCCGACAACCTCGGAGCCTGCCCGTGTATCGAACCGCTGGCCCTTGGCCGCGTCATGGACGCGATTTGCAACGGCCACGCGCCCACTTTGGCCGACAAGGTGAAGAGGGCGCTGGCGCAACTCCGCAAGAAACTAGCGCGATGAACCGCCCGGAACCCCCAGAGACGGCCATCAAGGCAATGCTGCTGCTGACGGCGTTGGCCGTTGGGCTGGTGCTGTTCGTGGAATTTATCGCCAAGAATCTGCGATGATTGCCGACCTAGCCACATCCTTTGCGGCGGCAACGCACAACGGCAAGCCCGCCTTAGCAAACACCAGCAAGACACCAGAGCGCACGGGCTGGGAGTTGTTGGCCTGGGCTATTCTGGAGCAGGCGGTCGATGACCTTGTGCTGTTCTGTCGCTTCGGCATCGTGACGCAGGCGGGCAAATGTCTGCCGTGGCCGCGCACGGTCAAGCGGCGCATCAAGTGGACGACCAAGGGTCCGCGCTACAGCTACGATCGCGTTCCCCACGCGATTGCCTCGTGCAAAGGGCCTAACGACCACAAGCAGCTGTGCGCTTGGTTTCAGTCCGAAGATGCCGAGAGCTTTTGCGACCTGATCGGATGCCGGATGCCACCGCGGGAGATTTTCTGGAGCGTCATTAAGAACCACGGAGGGCTCGGCAAATGAGTCACGAGATGGAGTTGGAAGATTATTACCACCAAGCGCAGGCCGAGAACGGCGCGCTGCGCGAACAGGTGGACAACTTGGTGGCAATGGTGGCGGATCGGGACCGCCAGATCGCGGAGCTCACCGAGCAGCGCAACCGCATGACTTTGGCGCTTGATGACGCGCTCGGCATCATCCGCGCGCGGAATGCGCGCGATGAGGCAATGAAGGCCGAAGCGGAGGCGTTAGAGCTATGAATTTGTCCAACGGACATACGGCGTTTCACGGGGGTGGAACAAGCGGGGCCGGTGACAGCTTGGGGGCTGTCGCTAATGCCGGCCCCGCGCATCCCCTGACCGTGGGCGAGATTGGCTTCGGGCCGATGTGGAGCGACGAGCCAAGCCTGCGCGAGCTATACGATACGGCTTGCGCGTCGATTGTGCGCGCCGAGTGCGAGGCCGACGAATTGCGCGCCGAGGTGGCGATGCTAAAGCAGGCCATGCTACTGCTCGCGGAGGAGCGGGACGAGGCACGGGTGGAAGTGCGGTCGCTCAATGCTTTCGCGGAGTCGCTGGTTAAGACCATCGGCGAATTGAAGGCCGAGCGCGTCGAACTGAAGGCGACGATCAACACCTACCGCGACGAGGCTTGCCGCGAATCGTGCCGCGACAAAGCGGCGGCGGATGGAGGGTGGGCGAATATATGAGCCGCGCACAAAGAGAGAAGGGCAAGCGGGGCGAGCGTCTTTGGCGTGACGTGCTGCGGATGTTTGGCTTTGAGGCCGAGCGTGCTGGCTACAAGCAGGCGCACTTGGGCAGCGGGGGCGCCGATGTGGAGGACAATTCCGGGCTGTGGTGGGAAGTGAAGTTTGTCGAGGTGCTCAACGTGCGTCGGGCCTACGAGCAGGCGGCGGCGGCTTGCCCGATCGGCGTGCCGCCGGCCGTGGCGCACAAGACCTCGAGCAAGCCCTGGCTGGTGACGATGGCCGGTGAGGATTTTTTGGCACTTTTGCGGAAGCTACGCGAAGCCGAGCGGCTCGCGGCAACCGAAAACAGCGGGACGCCTGGTGCGCCGGATCGCTGAACAACTAAGCACCAAAGGAGAACAAGAACACACATGGCTAAGATACCAGAAAGCAATGGCAGCGGACTCGCAGACATGGGGCCGCCGCCGCCAGTTGGAACCTACCTCGCGGTTTGCGTGGACGTGATCGACCTCTACGGGGTGGATCGCAAGAAATACCAATCCGAGGAGATGGAGAAGGTCGATGTCACGAGGTTCGTTTTCGGCGTTAAGACCAAGAGCGGCCAACTTCACAAGCTGGCCTCGCGCGAGATGAAGATCACCTCGGGCCCGAAAGCCAACCTCACAAAGTTCCTCAAGGCTTGGGGCGCAACGCTCAAACCGGGCGACGATACCAAGACCCTCATCGGCCAAGGCGCGCAGATCACCGTGGCGGCCGAGGAGGCTCGCAACGGCAAGACCTACAACAACCTCACCGGCATTGCTGCGGTGTTGGAGGACAACGCGGACAGGGTGCCGAAGGTCGAAGCGTTTGCTTCGGTCGGCGGATCGTCGGCCAAGTCGGATGATTCGGACTTGGAGTTTCTCGGGCCGGTCAAAGACAGCAACGACCCGTTCTGAGGAATTGGGGCGGGAGCGCAGCGGAGTCCAACTTTCGACGGGAAGACTCCAGCGCCCCGCCCCGCAACCCTTGCGATTGCGATGGCTATCCTAACGAAGCCGACCCTCGGGTCGAGTCATTGGTATTCACTGGACGGCAAACCGTGCCACACGGTGCCGACCAAGGACGGAGATGGAACACGCGCCACGACGATTCGTGATGCGCGCAAGATGGGGCTGCTGCCGTCGGTCACGACGATCATCGGCATCCTCGACAAACCGCAACTGACGAAGTGGAAGATGCGCGAGGCGGCCAAGGCGGCGCTCAATGTGCCGCCGCCGCAGGGCGAGGAGCCGCTGGATCGGTTTGCCGATCGGGCCATCGAGCACGCGATGAGCCAGGTGGGCGAGGCGGCCGATCTCGGCAGCCGGATTCACACGGCGATCGAGAATCTGATGCGCGGCAGCGCGGAGGAGGCGCCGGCCGAGCTCATCCCTTACGTCAAGCCGGTCATCACTTGGATGCGGGAGAAGGGGATTCGGGTGACGCATTCGGAGATTGTCCTGGTCAATCCGATCCACGGCTTTGCCGGGCGGGTGGACAGTCTTTTCACCTGGGGGCCGGTGGATGCGCCGAACATGGGCATCCTCGACTTCAAGACGAAGAAGACGAAGCCCGACGAGAAGGTCGAAGCCTATGACGAGCACACGTTGCAGTTGGCGGCTTACGCGGCGACGCACTACGGCGCCGAGTATCTCGACCGCGTGCTGGCGGCCAACCTCTTCATCTCGAGCACGGAGCCGGGGCGCATGGAGGTGGTGAAGCACGACAAGGCGCGGCTGGTGGAGGCTTACCATGCCTTCACGCAGATGTGCGCGGTGTGGCGCTTCCGCAAGGGGTATGACCCGCGGCCGGAGGAATATCGGGAGAGGAGGGCGGCGTGAGCATAACCGGGATTGTGTTGGGAGTCGGGGCGCCGAACAGATGCAGAGATGGGAGTGTGACGATGTGCGCCATCGTGTTGACCGATAATCTGGGCCTAATTCGCGTCTACCCAATTCCAGCGGAGCAAAAATTCCCGGTTTGGGGCCGCGTTGCGCTGGAGGTCGAGCGAAGCAAAACGGACAACAGGGCAGAAAGCTACAAGCTGCAATACTTCGAGGTCATTGGCTTGATTACCGAGCACGATGATAAAAGGGATATTTTGGACGCCTGCATAATTAAAAGCGGCACAACCGACCCACTGGAATATTGCAATGCCAGGCGCAGCAGCATTGCGCTGGTCAAGATCCCGCCCAACAGCTTGGGCATCTGCATGTCGCCACGCGCTCCGGTGCCCCGCATTGAGGAGGACGATCAGGAATACTCGTGGATTTTGTCGCAGGGCCAGCACTGGCAAAAACCGTATCTCGAATGGGAATCCGAGCAGGGCAAGCCCCACAAGACGCACTTGGTCGGCCGCGAGGTTTATATGGGCTTGCAGAACAACGCCTCTCGCCCGCTGGCGGTTTACCTAAACATGGGCATCGCGGTTCCCGATTTTGAGCACTGGTTGCTATTGGGGAACATGAAGGACAAGCGCAACGTCTGGGTGGGCGTGCATTTGCACCGCCTAAAAAAGCAGTCGTGCGGTTCTATCCCGCTCTTTTGCGGGATTCGCAATGGAAAGCCAGACGCATGGCCGTATTGCGAGCAGGAGATTTCAAATGTGCCGGTTGTGGACAACCAGCCACTGCTGTTCACCACCGAGGCTATGACCTCCGCAAGTTTCCATGGGAATACGGCGATGATCGCCTGATGCCCGTTTGCAGAAAGTGTCACCAAAAACTACACAACCTATGAAAAAACACAGATTCAACATATTCCCCGAAGCCAGCCAGGAGGACTTTGACCGGCTGGTTGAGGACATCAAAAACAAAGGTTACGACCACAAGTTCCCAGTCGTGCTTTTCCAAATGGAAATTCTCGACGGGTGGAACCGATTCCGTGCGTGCGAAAAGCTGGGCGTTCAGTGCCCTAAGGTCACATTTACCGGCTCGGAGTCGGAGGCCATTGACTACATGATGCGGACAAACAAGCGCCGCAACTTGAACAAGGGCCAGTGGGCGACGATTGCGGTTGAGGCCGACGAGATCATGCAGGCGCTGCGGGCCGAAGCAAAAAAAAGGACGGGCGGAAGGCCCAAGGGCGAAGACGAAAAACCGCGTCAAAAAGTTGACGCAGTTAAGCGAAATGAAGGCCGCGCAGAAGCCAAGGCCGCCGAGCTTTTTAACACCAACCGAACTTACATCAATCAAGCGGCGAAAGTTAAGGCGGAGGCGCCAGAGGCGTTTGAGAAAGTTAAGGCCGGCAAGATGCGGCTGCAAGATGCGGTCAAAGAAGTTGCTCGCAAGCCTGCGGCTCCCGAGTGGTTGCCAGACGAAGAGGACCGCCGCAAGAAGGTGGAGGCTGGGCTTTCGGTTGTCGCCAATTTGCAGCGCGACAAGCACCTCATTCAGTGGGCCACACAAAACGGCAAGCTGTTGATGATTGATCGCACAAGCCGCTGGGGAAATCCGTTTGTCTTGGGGCCGGATGGCGACCGCGACCATGTGTGCATGTGCTTCGAGGAGCATTACGCGACTTACAAGCAGTCCTTCGACAAGCACCGCGACGAGCTAAAGGGCAAGGTGCTTGCCTGCCATTGTTACCCCGAGCGATGCCACGGCGATGGCCTCATCCAACTCTACTGCTCGCAGCCGTGACAAACTGGATACCGGCCGACAAGGAACTCCCGGGCAACCCGCGTTGCGTGCTGGCGACCGATGGCGAGGCGCACTTCATCGCGTGCTACGAGGCGCTGTGCGCCGATCCGGCTGGGTGGAGCAACGCACACACGTCCGACGAGATCGACAGCGTCATCACGCATTGGATGGAACTGCCGGAGGTGCCGGAATGAGTCTCTCAATCCGACCAAACAAGAACCCGAATCACCACCTGTGGCTTAACAACGGGACGTGGTGGCTGAACGTGGTGGAGCACCGCGAGGACTACACCAAGCAGCGCATCCGACGGCCGCTCGGCACCAAGGACGTGAACCAAGCGCGGCGGTTGCGGGATGAGTTGATGACCAACTGGAATCGGAAGGAGGCGGCGTGACCGACAGCAAATTCCTCGCCTGGTGTAGAAACCCGAACAAGCGCAAGCGGCAGGCGTCCAGCTTGCACGGGCAGATTTATGCCTGGGCGTGTATGCTGCGCGATGACGGGATCGGCCACGCCCGCGCCTATCACATCATCCGGCGGATGGTGGATGCGGTGCGCGAGGACAATGGCGGGCGTTTCACGCCTGACCGCGAGATCCTGTCGGCCATCCAATACGCCTACGAGGTGACGCCGGCCACTGGGACGGCGCGGGTGAGGCCGTGGCCGGTGCCGAATAAGACATTGCAAGCGGAGTGCCGCCGGCTGTCCAAGCGGCGGGAGTGGTCGCTGGAGAAGTTGCGGGAGGCGTCAGCGCTGGATGCTGCGGAGATGGAGAAGACCGCGCCTGAGTGGTTCCTTGGCTCATTGCTGGGCGGCAGCGAGGTGCTTGCTTGCGTGGGGCTCGGGGTGGCGAAGTTCGAGACGGCGACGATGTCGGCTTTTGCCGGGCAGTTGCGGATGTGGGAGTTCGTCGTGCCGAACGCGATGTCGGCCCTCGAGGGCAAGCGCAAGTCAGACGGCGAGCTGTCGGCGCATACTTTGGACAACACGGGGCCGCGACAGAACATCGTGGTGGAGTTCGATGACGGGGCCACCCTGGACGAGCAGGCGGCGCGGCATATCTGGCTCTCGGAGTTCCGCGATCTGCGGATGGTGGTCTTCAGCGGCAGCAAGTCGCTGCATGGCTGGTATCGGGCGACCGATGAGGCCAGCGACCGGAAATTTATGGAGGAGGCCGTCCGCCTGGGCGGCGACCCGAAGACTTGGCTCAAGTCGCAGTTCGTGCGGATGCCGAACGGGCAACGCGAGAACGGGACAATTCAACGAGTGGAGTTTTTCGATGCGTAATGTTCACAAAGCACAGCCGGCGGGCTTTCAAGCCTTCAAGGAAACCGAACACATGGATGCGGCGGGCGAGCCGGCCAACGTCCACAAGCTCGAGGTGGCGGATGACCCGCCGGAGTCGGATGCGTTGCCGCCTTGGCTCAAGGGCAACGAGCTTTTTGCGCTGAAGGCGCAGACCCCGGGGCTGCTCATCTGCGGGCCGGATGGCGGCGAGGATGGTGCCATCTTGCGGCAACGGCGGAAGCTGGTGATCGGCGGTTCGTCCAAGATGGGCAAGACGTGGACGCTGCTCGATCTGGCGCTGGCCGTCGCGTCGGGGGGCTATTGGCTGGGCAAGTTCAAGTGCGAACAGGGCGCGGTGCTCTATGTGAACCTCGAGCTCGATGGCTCGACGGCCGCGCGCCGCGCCGAGTGGATCGCCACGTTTCGCGGGATCGCGGAGGATGACCGGCTGCCAGCCGAGGTGCATGAGCGGTTTCTGACGTGGAATCTGCGGGGTAAGTGCTACGACCTGACGATCATGCTGTCGGCGGCGCGCAAACGCTTGGCAGAAGTCCCGGGCGGGTTGCGGCTGATCGTGCTCGACCCGATCTATAAGACCTACGGCGGGCGGGACGAGAACGCGGCCGGCGACATGGCCGGGCTGATGCTCGAGCTCGAGCAGTTTGCCGACGAGTGCGGGGCGGCGATTGCCTTTGCCGCACACTTCAGCAAGGGCAACCAGGCGGGCAAGGAGGCAATGGACCGCATCTCGGGCAGTGGCGTCATGGCGCGCGACCCGGATGCCATCGTGACCTTCACGCCGCACGAGGAGGAGAATTGCTTTGTGCTGGAGGCGAGCTTGCGGGAGTTCGCGCCGATCCCGTCCACGGTCTTTGAGTGGGCCGCCCCGGTGCTCAACCCGCGCGATGAGCTCGACCCGGGCAAGCTGCGGCAGGCGGGCAAGGCGGCGATCAGCAAGGCGCCCGAGCGGGCCGAGGCGGTGCGCGCGGCGCTGGCGGCCAATGGGGGCAGCCTGCCGCGCAAATCGGCCATCACGGCGGCGATCAAGGCCGGTGGCAAGTTCCCGACCGACGGCATGGTCAGGGCTTGGACGGCATCTATTGATCGGCAGCCGCAGACATTGGCCGAGGTGGGGGTGGAGGCGGTGGAAACTGGCCCGAATCAAAGCCCGATTTGGCGGCTGAAGACGGCCAATAGCAAAGGATCAAATGACCCGTTTTGAGACACTTTTGCCCGCATACACACCCTTAAGGAGAGTGTGTATGTATGCGAGCGCCCGAAAGACCAAGGACGGACGTGCCTTACGTCCCGTCCGCCCAAGGTCTGAAGGGGCAATCGCACAACCGACCAACAGACCATGAAAAAAAGGAAAATGAGACTGGCCGAACTACGAACAGGCCGACCCATCTTGAGCTACGGCCACCCGGCCGAATGGCTGATCGCGGCCGTGGGCCAAGAGGCAGCTGATGCGGCTGTTCTTTTTGAGGCCAAGTCGGTTGAGACTTGGCCTGATGGGGTGGTGCTGCGGTTGGTTGAGGGGAGGGCAGCTTGAGTGAATCCAAGCACTACCTACCTAATGGCGCCAAAGCGATTTACCCGACGCTGGCAAAAGCCATCGCGGCCCGATGCAGGGTGGCACGGCAACGCGGGGATCGGTGGCGCTCTAAGCTACGCATCTACCGGGTGGCGAAGGGGTGGTGCTTTACCAAGATGACGAAAGGGCAACTGCTATGATTGACATGAAGAAGGCGCAAAGCATGGGAGGCGACCCCGCAGACCGCAAAGAGGCCAGCTATTGGCCGACGCACGAGGACAGACCCGAAGACATCTGGGCCGACGAATGGCTGGAGATGTGCCGGGCTTCGGAGGTGAAGGTTTGCCCGGATGCTGTAAGGCACGGCAAGGCGGCCCTAACCAAGACCCTCAAGACCAGCGACAAGGACGGGCACAGGCTGGCGCAACGGGAGGCCATCGTGCGCTTTCTTCAGCAAGCGCGGGAAGTGTCGGCCTGTCCCGATCTGCAATACTTCGTGGCGACCTGGCAGGCGGCTTTTGAATTGGAAGACAAGGAGCAGGACAAGACGCAGACCAGTATTGCCAAGCAGTTCGGCGTCACACGGGCAGCGGTCAGCAAGCGGGTAGTGGAGATACGGAAGGCCGCAAACCCTCAGACCATTGCCAGATCACAGAAGAGCATCGCGGCCAGAAAGACTTATGCGTTGCGCCAACTCATTGTTGGTCAGACGCGAACCAAAATAAACATAACCAACCAACAGAAAGAGACGAACGACCTATGGGCAACGAACTAACAGCAGTGAGCGTCGAGCAATTGCGGGCGCTGGCAGAGAAGATCCGCGAGGCCAAGGCTGGCGCGGTGAAGGAGATGAAGACGGCCATCGAGGCTATGCATGAGCAGGGTAGCTTGCTGGTGCAGGCAGAGATGGAGCTAGGCGCGGCCTTCGACACATGGGTGGACGGGCTGGCCGATCACGGCGTTGACCCGATGGCGGCGCGCTACTCGATGAAGATCGCCAAGAAGCATAAGGATGTTAAGTCCCTCTTTGGTAACCCGAGTGCAGCCAAGCAGATGGTGCTTCAGAACTTTGCGCCGGCTGTCCCACCCAAGCCTGAGACTGAAGGCAGTGGCAGTGTTGCGCCCTACAGCATTAGCGTGCGCTTCAACGTTGATCCGATGGATGCGGCGTTCCCGAGGGCCAAGTGGTTGGCTGATCCGTTGGTGCGGTCGGTGATACAGGCGACACAGGATCTTGAGCAGTCGTAACCTGTTGTTTTGGCGCAAAGGAATCTCTTTGCGACCTAAGACGCAAGTGCCCGATCAAGACCGATCTTTTTCTGCGAGCTATAACCCTTTGACAGCGGTTATGGGTGATGTCCCAAAGGTTATCGCAAGGCCAGATGGCCAAAGCGCTTGGCATCAGCCAGCCGGCCGTGGCGAAAGCGGTGAAGCGTGGGATGCCGCTCGACTCTTTCGAGGCCGCAACGGAGTGGCGGCGCGCTAACCAAAACGCCAGGCGAACCAAGACCTCGCAGCCGTCGGCGCCGCGCCCAACTGAACCGGCGCCCGATCCCGTCGATCTGCCCGACGATCTGGCCGTGACCGACCATATGCGCCGGATCGCGGTGCGCGACTTCGAGGCTGCCGGCAGTATCCAAGAGCGCGCCGCGGCGAGCCGCACCGTTCGCGACGCCGAAGAGGCGCACGAGACGCGGAAGCGCGACATGGTCAAAAGCGAGCAAGAGGCCCAGACCCTCATGCACCGCGACCAAGTGCAGGCCGTAATCGCCGAGGAGACGGGCAAACTGCGTTCCCTCCTCGAGGCCATGCCGGCCGCCATCGCCCAGGCGGCAAACCCATCCGACCCCGAGTTAGCCCGCGACACCGTGGCCGACTACCTCGAGCAAGTCTTCAGCACACTCAGCAACACTGGCAATGCCCTGCGCCTGGATTCCTGATTCAAGCGCCCGCGCCCGCGCCATGTGGCAGGCCCAATGGGTGCCGCACCCGCGGCAGTCTGTTACCGAGTGGGCCGAGGCCAACATCTCTTTTTCGTCTCGCTTCACGTCATCCCCGGGGCCGTTTCGCGTTCGATCTTACCCTTACATGCGCGAATGGCTCGATGCGTTCCACCCCGCCAGCGGCGTTCGTTCCATGGCCCTGCTTTGCGGCGCTCAGGTGGCGAAATCAACCGCCATCCAAGTCGGCATGGCTTACCGCCTGTGCCGCGCACCAGCGCCGGCCCTTTGGGTGCTGGACACGCAGACCAACGCCCAATCGTTTTCCGAGTCGCGCTGGCAAGTGATGATCGACGACAACGAAGTGCTCCGCGCCGAGATGCCCGGCAACAAAGACAAATTCAAAAACCTCGACCAAGCCTTCCGCCGAATGCACCTCTGGTTCGTCGGGTCCAACAGCCCGGGCAACTTGGCCGGCCGTTCCATTTCGCTCCTCTGCCTCGACGAAGTCGACAAATACAAAACCAAGACCAAGCAAGAGGCCGCGGCCGTCCAGCTCGCCGTGCAGCGCACCGCGTCCTTCCCCATGGCCCTGATCGTGCAAACCAGCACGCCCACCACGCAGGAAGGCTCGATCTGGAAAGCCTGGCTCGAGGGCGACCAGCGCCGCTTCTGGGTGCCATGCCCACATTGCCAGGCAATGACCCTGCTCAACTGGCCCATGATGAAATGGGACGACGACGCCAAGATCAGCGACAGCCAATGGGATCTGAAGCGCGTCCGCGAGACCGCCCGCCTCGAGTGCCCCCATTGCGCGGGCCACATCACCGACGCCAGCAAAACCAAAATGCTCCGCGAAGGCGAATGGCGCGCAGAAAATCTCGGCGCTCTCCCCGGCCATCGCAGCTATCACCTTTCCGCGCTCTACTCCGTGCGCCGCAGCTTCGGCGCGCTGGCCGTCAAATTCCTCCAAGACAAACAATCCCTCATGGGCTTGCAGGATTTCGTCAACAGCATCTTGGCCGAGCCGTGGGAGGAGGCCATGACCACCGAGAGCCGGCCGCTCACCGTCGGCGAATACACCCTTCGCGCCCCGGTGGAGGAGGGGACCGCGAGACTGATGGCGGTCGACGTTCAACAAGATTGCTTCTATTTCGTCTGCCGTTCGTTCGCCAAAGACGGCAGCAGCAAACTCATCGACGAAGGCCGCCTGACCACCTGGGCCGACCTCGAGTTCAAAGTCACCGAGCTCGGGCTCGACACCCAGCGCAACATCGGCGGAATGATGGCCAAGCTGGTCGTGGTCGACAGCGGATTCCGCACCGACGAAGTCTTGGACGTTTGCGTCCGCAACCGCTACATCCCGGCCAAAGGCGAAGACCGCCTCGAAGGCTACGGCGTCAAATTCGGAAAATCCCTCCGCAAAGCCATCTCCGTCATCAAGCCCTACCGCCGCGGATGGTTTCTCATGCTCTTCAGTTCGCCCGCCGCGCAGGACGTTCTCGAGTGGCTCCGCGGCGGCCAAGGCCCGGCCTGGACCGTAGCCGCTGATGCCTCGGAAGAATACAAAGCCCACCTCGACGCCCACCGCAAAATCATGCGCCGATCACCCCTGACCGGCCGCGAGACCTATCTTTGGAAACAGATCGGGCGCCGGCCGAACCACATGCTCGACGCCGAGCTGATGATTTTGGCCTTGGCCGAATACGGCAACATCATCAAGCCCGCCGCGGCCACGCCCGCCGATTGACATCCGATCGCGTGAGCAATGTCGCCACGCTCCTTTGTCTTCAGTGTTTGGGTCGCCAACAACAAAGACGCGCTGAAAACAGTTGCGGCGCTTGAGACGATCGCCGCCAACAATTTCACCGTGGCGAAAGAGGGCGGCCGCGTTCTCGTCAGCGCCTCGATGGGTGGCAAGTCTTACTCTTACTCGCTCCCGCCGGACCAGACCGCCGGCACTGTGGCCGAGTTGGCCTTCTATTGCTGGAAAGAAGTCAAAGACCTCAGCGCCGCCAACTTGGAACTCTGGCTGACACGCAAGACCTCCAAGACCGCCATCGCGGCCTTCAACTACCCGCTGCACTGATGAAACTCGCCGACCGCTGGAAACTTGTGACCAAAGCCTTCAGCCCGAAGGCGCAAAGCTACGATGCCGCGCGGCCCTCGATTCAGCGTCGATTCCCTTACAACGCCACGGCGACCGACAGCCACATTGACGTATCCGGCGCCGACCGCGAGCGGCTGATGAAGCTCTCGCGCTGGGTTTACAACAATATGCCCTTTGTCCGTGGGCTGATCTGCGAAAAGGCCAGATACGCCACAGGCACAGGCATCCGCCCGCAGGCCCGAAGCGGCGATGAAGCATGGGACAATGCCGCCGAAACTTTCTTTGAACAATGGAGCCGCGTGGCCGACATACAAGGCCGCTACACCTGGCGCGAAATGCAGCGCATCGCCTCGGTCGCTATCGACCGCGACGGCGAGGTTTTTTTCCGCGCCACGGCACAAAGCACCGGGTATCCCGCGTTGCAACTCATCCTTGCCCACCGCATCGGTGACGCCCGCTCCTCGATCTACGAGCCGAGCAACCCTGTCGCCCGCGAGGGCGCGCAGAACGTGATCGACGGCGTGGTGGTCAATCCGCAGCTACGCCCGATCTTTTACCGCCATTTGGTTGGCGATGGCGTTGACCCCGCGCAGCGTTTTGAGGACATCCCGGCGCAGCAACTTATCCACGTTGGCGAGGCCAGCCAAGGCGACGAACTGCGCTACGTCACGCCGCTCGCCCCGTCCATCAACCACCTCCGCGATGTGTCGGACGCCATCAGCTTTGAGAAGATGGCGCTCAAAATTTCCTCCTATATCGCCCTCGCCATCAAGTCCTCCAACCCGCAAGGCGCGGATTTCTTTGGCGAGGCGACCCACTCCGTCAACAGCCAAGACAACAGCGAAGTCACCGTCGAATCCCTCGGCAACGCAGGCGGCGCCATCCCGCGCCTCGGCATGGGCGAAGACTTGATCTCTTGGACATCGAATCGCCCCACGCAAAACTTCCGCGACTTCTGCGACCTTCTCCTCCGCGAAGTCTGCCTCAACATCGGCGTCCCTTGGGAATTTGCCGCGCGTCCCGCCGATGCCGGCGGTGCGGCCTTGCGCGCCGTGTTGGTTCGCGCGCAACGCACCTTTGAGCAGCGCCAAGCCCTGCTCATCGACCGCCTCTGTTCCCGCGTCTGGGCCCACGTCATCACGCTCGGTATGCAGCGCGGCCTCCTCCCGCAGAACGAAAATTGGTGGCGCGTCGAATGGCAGCGCCCGGCTGCTGCGTCTGTGGACTACGGGCGCGAGGCGCAAGCCAACCTTAACGATGTGCGCGCGGGCCTCCGCACTTACTCGGAAGACTACAGCGAGCGCGGCCTTGAGTGGAAAGACCAGCTTCGCCAGCGCGCCGTCGAGGCCAAGTTCCTTGCTGACCTTGCCAACGAATACCAGTTGCACCCCGATCAAATTGCCACGTTCAACCCGAACCCCGCGTCTAATCCAATGAGAGATCAACTCGACACTTACGGCGTGGCCGTGCGCGCTGGCGTTATCACGCCAAACGTGGAAGACGAAAGGGCCGTGCGTGAGCAGATGCGCCTGCCGCAAGTGCCGCCACAAGTTGAAGAGGCTTGGAGCGAAAGCCCTGTGCGAAGCCCGATCACGCTTTCCAGCGGACTACAAGCGTCCGAAGAACAACCCGCCACTGACGGCGACGGCGTTACTTTGACAAACGCCAGCCAGCAATGAGCGCCCACTGGTATGCAATTCAACAGACCGCAGACGGCGAAGCCGAAATTGCCATTTATGATGAGATCGGCTTTGGTGGGGTTAGCGCCAAATCCTTTCTTGCCGAACTCAAAAAACTTTCCGGCCAGCGTGTTCACCTCCGCATCAATTCTGTCGGCGGTTCCGTTGTTGAAGGAGCCGCGATCTACAACGCGCTACGTCGGCACAAAGGCGGCTTAGTCGTTCACATTGATGCACTTGCGGCCTCGATGGCCTCGGTCATCGCTATGGCTGGCGACGAAACTCTCATCGCCGACAACGCGCTCGTGATGATCCACAACCCGTGGGGCATGACGATGGGCGATGCCGACGAACTCCGCAAAGAAGCCGACATCCTCGACAAGCTCAAAGCCACCCTGGTCAACGCTTACGTCCGCAAGACCGGGATGGAAGCCGAGCAAGTCGCGCAAATGATGGATGACGAAACGTGGCTCGATGCCACCGAAGCCGTGGCCCTCGGTTTTGCCGACGCCATCGAAGACGGCATCGAAGCCGCCGCCTCCATCACCCCCGAAGCCGCCCGCGCGCGCTTTGACACTTTCCAAAACTCTATGGCCCGCAAAACGACCAAAACCATCAAAGCCGAAGAAGCTGCTCCCGCCGAAGTTGTCGCGGAGCCCATTGTCGAAGCCCCCGTCGCAGACGAGGCGGTTGACACTTCCTCGGAAGATACAATGAACGCCGAGCTCCAAGCGAAGGTTGACGCCCTCCAGGCCGACCTCGCCGCCAAAGTCGAAGCCGACACCGTCCGCGCGCAAGCCGACGAAGTGACGGCCAAGGAACTTGAAACCCTCAAAGCCGAAGTCGAGCGCCTCACCGCCGAGTCGGCCAGCAAGGACGAGGAGATCACCGCGCTGCTCGCGGCCTCCAAAAGTGCTGGCGAACAGGCTGCGGCAATCGTCGCTTCTGTTGGTCTTGAGCCCGTGGCTGTCGTCTCTGCCGAGCCGGAACTGACGCCCGCTCAAATCTTTAACTCACTTAGCGGCGCAGAAGCCGTCGAGTATTTCCGCAACAACAAGCGCCAGATCATGGCGACTCTCTACTAATTTTATGGCAACCATTGCATCAAACCTGAATGACCGCCTCCTAGCGCAAACCGCGCTGGAAGCTCTGACAGCAGATTTGGAGAGCCTCTCCATTCTGACCACATCGTATTCGGCTGAAGTCGTCCGTCGCGGCGCTTCGGTTGAAGTTCCTCTCGTCGCCAATTTGTCGGCCACGACTTTCGACAATTCCTACGAGTCCCTCGGCGGCACGCTCAACAACGTGACCGTCAACGTGGACAAGCACAAGATTGTCACCGTCAGCCTCTCCGACACCGAATTCAGCAAGTCCTCGGTCGCCGAGATCACCAAGTTCGCTCGCCAGCAGGGCAAAGCTCTGGCGCAGGCCGTGCTTGAAGACGTTTATAGCGCCTTCGTCACGACTGCTTCCAGCGCCGCGCAGTTTGCCGCGACCCTGACCAATCTGAGCGCATTCACGATTACAAATGCTCGCAGCTTGAGGAAGGCTCTCTCCGACGCGAAAGTGCCGCAGACCGACCGCAACCTCATCCTCAACACGACGCTCTATGATTCCCTTCTTTCGCAGAGCGGCCTGTTGGATGCCAGTGCCTTTGGTGCTCGTGACACGATTGCCGATGGCCGTGTTCCTCGCATCCTCGGCATGAACGTCTACGAGAGCCTCGTGCTCCCGACCAACAGCATCAGCTTGTCCGGTATCGCCGTTCACCCGAACGCGATGGCCGTGGCGATTCGCGCCTTGGCTCCTCAAGAGCCCAGCGAATACATCGCCGCTGAAACCGTCACTGATCCGCAGACGGGCATCTCGATGTCCTATCGTCGCCACTATTCGACAGCCACGGGACGCTCGTTCGTCTCTATGGAGTGCGTCTACGGCTACGCTCGCGGAATCACGGCGGCTGCTAAGCTCGCTCTCGGAGCCTAAGCCTCCATCTCATACGCAAAACGGAGCCCCCGGCCAACGCCGGGGGTTTCTGTTTGTTGACAAACCATCTCTCGCCGAGATGGAGAAAATCAGCCCGCGCGAGCAGATCGCGCTTTGCGTCATCGTGGGAAACGAGCCGAAGCGGCTCGACAAGTGCCTCACGCTATTCGGTCCCGCAGTCAGCGAAATGGTTGTGGTTCACGCGCCAGGGGGCGAGGCCAAGAGCATTATGGTCGCGGAAGTCTGCAAGAAGCATGGCGCGACCTACGATGTCTGGAACAACCCGCCAGAGTTTGAAAACTGGCCGCACGTTTCGGACTTTGGTGCCGCCCGCCAGAAATCCTTCGACCTCGCCACAAAACCGTGGGCGCTGTGGGTGGACGCGGACGATACGCCAGGGCCGAACTTCGCGCCTGCCCTGCACGAGCTACTGGAAAAGCACGGCGAGAACTTCGACGCCTTTGCCTTGTTTCACAACGTGGCCGGGCGCGGCATCGCCCATAATATCCGCGAGCGCCTCGTCCGCCGCGACAAAGGCAAGTGGGTCAATCGCATCCACGAGAATTTCCAACTCGATGCCGACGCCCGCATTGCCAAGTGCGACGAACCGACCGTGGTGCATTTGCCCGACGATGAGCCCAAGCAGGGCAGCAACCGCAATCTGACCATCTTGGAGTCAATCCCCGAAGCAGAGCGCACAGTTTCAGAAATTTACCATTTGCATGGCGAATATATGGGCCAAGGCCGAAAAGCCGAAGCGATGGACTTAGCCAAGAAGGCGCTGGCCCATCCCGACCTTAAAAGCACCGAACGCTACGAGCTTTGCCTCAACATTTGCGAACTCGCTCGGCCCGAAATCCTGCAAACCGACTCGCCCGAATACAAAGCCATGATGACGGCGCTGCATTCGGCCTACAAAACGCAGCCCAACCGCCGCGAAGCCTTGGCCCTACTCGGCGCCATGCACCTCGACCTCGGCGACCTCGTGACCGCCGAAGCCTACCTCCGCGCCATGATGGCCCTGCCGCGCCCAGTGGATAAGCCGTGGACCCACCGCGACGGCCTCTACGGATGGGCAGGAGAAACCCTGTGGACGCAATGGCTCCGCATGGCCGGGCAAGGCGACAAGGCCGACAACATCGAACGCGCCCGCATCAAGCAGCACAAAGTTAGCATTTCCATCGTCCACCCGACTCGCGGACGCCCTGAACAAGCCGCCCGCGTCCGCAAGGCGTGGCTCGATGCCGCCGCCGATCCCGAGCGCATCGAATACATCTTTGCCTTTTCCGAGGATGACGATGATACGCGCGGCATCCTGCAACGCTTCCGCCATGCCCTTTCGCCTGCGGGCAAGCTCGACCAGGTTGGCGGCACCCTGGTCGAGAACTACAATGCCGGCGTCCGCGCCAGCGCAGGGCAAATCATCCTGACCATCCAAGACGATCTGCATTGTCCGCTCCATTGGGACAAGCAGATCGAGGAGGCACTGGCCGACAAGCTGCACAAGCCCGCCGCCCTGCAAATCCGCGACGGCTACCGCCAGGACGATCTGCTCATCACCTTTTGCGTCACGCGCCCCACGCTCAAGCTCTTCGGCTTCAACGGCGGCATCGTCTGCCCCGAATACCGGGGCGTTTTCTGTGACAACGATTATACCCGCCTCGTTCAGAAACACGGCATCCTCGTCCCGTCCGACATTACGCTGCGCCACGAGCATCCGTTCTTCAATCCCGCCGTCCCGACCGACGCCACCTACGCCATCGAGAACAGCGAGCCCGGCTATGCCTACGGCAACGAAGTCTACCGCCGCCGCTGGCCCGCTGACACCGCCCCCATCGCATGAGTCAGTTTGCCCAGGCTTACACCGCAGCCTCGACCGAGGCCGTCGGCACGATCCGCGACCAGATCGAATACCGCGAGCGCACCTATCTGGCCGTGGTGGGCGAGGAAACCTATGGCAACTCCCTGGGCGAAGGCGGCTTTGAGCCCCAGCGCGGCCTGACCGCCACCGTGCTCAAGGCCGGCGCCCCCGCGTTCCGCCTCGGCGGCATCGTCAAATTCCAAGACCGCCGCTACCGCATCACCGGCATCGACACCGACACGGCCACCATCGACCTGACCCTGCAAAGCCCTGACAGCAAATGAGCGCCCCCGCTTACAGCCTAGAAGAATGCCTCGAGCGCGCCGTCGATACGGTGCTGACAGCCGATGCCAACCTTGCCGCCTGCCGCATCACCTCTGCCGACGAGTCCGACGAGGACAGCCTGCCCATGATCTCCATCCGAGCCGAGAAGTTGGACGAAATTGTCCTCGGGATGCAAACGTGGAACACCCGGATTTCCATCACCTTGACCACAGCCGCCGACGAGACGCCGGACGAGGAGCGCAACGAGCGCCGTCTGCCAGACCCGGACGACGATGACGAAGGCGCGGCCGGCTTCAAAGAGCTGTGGCACGACCTCTGGGCCAACGTGGACGGCCCGAACTTCCTCACCAACCTCAACGCCACCGACCTGGTGAAAGTCTGGGGCATCGAGTTTGACCCTGTATCCTATGAAAACGAAACGAGATCCTTCCGCCGCACCCTCAACCTCCGAGCCTGGTGCAACGAAGCCTACCCCACAGCTTGAGCCAATCGCGGGCCTGATCCGCGTCCCCGGCTGGCCCGACTGCCTCGCCGACAAAGCCATCGCCGCGCAGCTCAAGGGCGCCGCATTTGAAGGCTACGAGCAAGACAAGGGCCAGCGCACCGGCATCTATCGAAGGTAGGGCGCGGCGTCCCCGACGCGCCGCTAAGTTGACATCGCGCCATGTTCATCATGGCAGCGACAATCGTAGGACTCACGAACATCACTTTCGGCGGCTCGGCGGAAACCGTTGCCGTTTTCACCAGCTTTTCTCAGACCTCTGACAGCGACAAAACCATCGTCGTGGACGAAGACGGCGACCATGTGGCCGTTGCTTTTCACGGCAAAAAGTCTGTTGCCTCAATGAGTGGCTTCCTAAAAGCCGCAACGCCAACCATCGGCGCGTCAATCACTCTTGCCAACGCCACGTCGGGCCTTGGCGGCGTCACTGGCACGTTTTTCGTCGATTCCGTGGCCGTGTCCCGCGCCCCGAACGACTTCCAGCAAGTTACGATCGGCGCCAGCAACCACGGCTTCTAAGCCGCGCCGTTAGGCGCACCCAGAGATCCAGATTATGCAAGCAGCCTACTACGCTACCACCGACACGAAAGTCGCCTCGTGCCTCTGCACGGTCGGCGTCCAACTTCGTCAGCAAGACCCCATCAGCCGCGTGGTGCAGAAAGGCCGCGAGGTTGTCCACTACTGGTTCGACTGCGATGGCGCGGGCGGCATCCCCACGGGCAAAATCGTCGAGGCCATCCTTGAGAGCCAAGACGCCTGCGAATCCCTGCGCGACCAGTTGCCCGACCTCCCCGGCGCCCGCGCCGCGCTCTACAACCGCGAGATCCTCCTCGATGTGATCTTCAAAAAGACCCGCCGCCTCGTCATGGTCAACCTCCCGCAAGGCGGCGTCATGCTGGCCGACGAAAAACTGTCCGCCGAAACCAAGCGTCAGGTGGCGCAGTTGGTCATGTAGCTTTGGGTGGTTCGTTTCGTTAGTTGTTCCATGTGGCAGGGCGGGGCTTCGACTCCGCCCTGTTTCTTTTGACAGCGGCGCGCGGTCGATATGCAAGATATTGACCCAGAAAAGCGGACGGGCCTGCTTGAGCAGGCGGCACTCGGCGGCGAGGAAACCATTGGCGGGCTGGCCTTGCGGCCCATGACCTACGGCACGCACAGCCTGTATATGCGCCTAAAAATGGCCTGCGGCATCGACGGCGAAGTCGATCACAATTTTGCTTTGGCCGCGTTTGTTTGGATTCACAGCCAGCCCGTAGAGGCACTGGCCGCGCGCTACGCCAAGCCCGCCGAACTCATCGTGGACATCTTTGCCTATATGGCCGACAAGCCATTTTCCTATTTTCGGCAGTTTGAAGAATGGAGCGGCAGGCAGATGGGTCAATATCTGGCCTCCATCACGCAAGCGTCAGGCGCATCGTCCGAAGACCCAAAAGCCTAGCGCGGCCCGTGTGGCAGGTCGCATTGGCCGCGCGGCTGTCCAAATACGGCATCACATTGCACGACGCCATGTGGAAAATTCCTATGGCGGTTGCCAATCAGCTTTTGATCTACGACGAGCTCGCCGGTGGACGCAAGCCGCGTTGGGCCACCAGCGGCGAGCAGGGCGCGAACGACCTCGATGCGCTCATGGCCGATGCGCTGACAGCGGTAGGGTAAGTATGGGCATCAAGATAAAAGCCGTTCGGAACAAAGGTTTCCGCGACTTTTCTTTCGTCTGCCGCGAGCTCGCCGCCCTCACAGGCAACGACATGGCAACGGTCATTGACAGTGAAGTGGCTGCCATTTTGCAGGATACCGTCGCCAAGACGAAGGTGGCGCCGGTCAACAAAATCATCAACGACCACAACAAGCAGGAATACTCTGCCATGAGGATTCCTTATGAGGGCGCAGTAAGCGGGAGAGAACAATACTTTGCCCAAAAAGCAAACCAAAGGCGGGGCGGGCAAACCTCTGGCGCTCTGTTGTATAAACTCAACAACAGATACCCTAACTGGCTTTGGTCAAGAATACGCGAACAACGAGCAGAATCTCTAAGGCAAAAAATCCAAAATTCTGGCGTGGCCGCAAAGCACTGGTATGAGCAAGCCTTGCAACTTGGCTACAAAATATCCGTGAATCCGCGCGTTAAGTCCGCGCGAAACAAGCGTCCCCTTGCCGTCCGCACTCAGCGCGACACCAAGACCGACAACTATTCTGTTTCCGGCGAGAACTACTCCGAACTTAGTAACCGCTGGGCAGGCGGCTCGGCGGCATTGCAGCGCGCCGTAGGCAAGCGGGTGGGCCAATTCCAGCGATCCATGAAGCAGTGGGCGGCGGGCAAGGTGCATCTTGTCGCCAAGAAATACCCCGACCTGATCCAGGTGTCTTGACACTAGAGATTTTGCAATATGGCCTTCGGCTCCATCTGGAAATTCGGCGCGGATAACAGCGAATACAAAA